CATCCACTTTCGAAGCCCCATTGACTGAGTACGTAATCGACCGGAAGTCCTGTCTTTTGCGAGACTTGCTGAGCATAAGGAAGCATCTTATCGATGAATTCCTTTTGCTTGCCGCTGAACTTCATCGTAGACTGAGACGACACAGACGACGGCAATCCGGATGTTCCTCCGCCTCCTCCGCCGCCCATAAACGATGCGAGGACTGTTCCTGCGCCTGCGTTTGACGGAGTGAGAAGTGCATTAGTCGTAGCGGAAGTTGACTTCGGAGTGAATGGGAGGATCTTGCCCATACCTGAAGATTTACCGTCATTGAGCGCGCTGTCGATCTGACTCATGTACGGCTTGAGCGCTAGGATCGTACTGACGACGATAGGAGCGAGTGCGGAACCGTTAAGTCCGGATGTCGGATTCGACGATGTTTGAGTCGTCGTGTCCGCTGGAGTCGTCGTCTTCGATCCTTTGAATAGACGAGCGAACAGTCCGGGCTTTGTATCCGTATAGTTTCCGTGTCCGCTGTAGTCCCTGTCGCCTGCTTTATGACCGAACAGCCAGTCCGGACCATCAAAGTCTGCTACAGCTTTCAGAGTCGCGAATTCGCCGATAGGACCGAGAAACTTTCCGAACTTGCCGAGCTTACCGAGCATAGATGCGGACTTTCCTGCTCCTTCTGCGAGAGTAGATACTGACTTTCCTGCTTGGATAAGCTCTCCGGACTTCGCGGCTCCTGCGGCGACTTCGCCGACTGCTGTTCCAGCTCCTCCAGCTCCAGAGACGGGACCGACAGGACCACCTCCGCCACCTTTGAAGATTTTCGAGATCCACTTGCCAGCACCGAGAGCGCCTTTTCCGAGTCTGTAAGCTGTTCCGATTCCGGAAGCTCCGATTAGTCCCATCGCTACGCCTGAAGCTAGAGGATTTCCGAGAATATCTCCTGCTTTATCATCGATCCACGCGCGCATTCCTTGCGTTCCGCCGCCGATGTTCGAATCCGCTCTATTGCTCTTGCTCTGTTGCTCGATGCGATTTTTATCGACGTTAGTCAGCGGAACGTTGCCCGGAGTGTTGCCCAACGAGTCCTGCATCGATTGGAACGTGCTGGAATCGAAACTTCCGTTCTTCGTATACGTATCGATGTACTGCTTTGCTTTGCCCGGAGTCAAGTTGAACATCTGACCGAGCATTGCGTATTGACGATATTTGTCGCCTTTGAACGTCTTCATCAGATAGTTCGTCGCGTTCTCAATATTCGTCTTTCCGTTGTAAGAGCTGTCAGATCCATCGATTCCGAGAGATTGCTGATACTGCTCTTGCCAGAAGCTCATCTTCCCGCCGCCGATAGCGCGCATCATCAGCGCTTGTCCGCCGTATCCTCCGCCCGGATTTGTGATTCCTTGAGAGATGTTGGACAGCATTCCGCTCAGACCGCTAATAATCGCTTGATTCCCTGTCGCGTCGCCCATGCCGACGAGAGCGGACATCTTACGCACATCACCAGCAGATCCTCCAGCCGCGATATTCATTTGAGCGATCGCATTGACTTGATCCAGCATCTGACCTTCGCGACCTTGCATGTGAGCTTGAACAGTCGCATTCGCCACGAGTGTAGCGAACTGCTGAGCGTTCATCTGTGATCCAGATCCGCCCGTTATGCCTGTTTGGAATGCATTCCCGAACATCTGTGTAACCTGAGACAGATCCATTCCGTATCGCTGTCCAGCTCCGAGTATTGCACTCATCTGATCCTTCAGCGATCCTGCGCTCTGACGTCCTGTAATTGCGCTGTACTGCTTCGCAGATCCAAGAACGGATAGATCGTCGTATCCGTACGTTCCGAGTCCTAGAATCGACTGCTGACCGTATTTGAGCGCGTCTCCAGATCCGCCCATGCGCTTGTAGATGTCACTATAGCCGTATGTGAGCTGATCTCCGCGTCCGAGACTGGAGAACATCGTCGAGAGAATCCCGATTCCGCCGATCCCTGCTCCGATTTTGCTCAGTTTGGATAGAGACTCCGTTAGCTTGTCGACGCCTTTAGCCGCATCGTCTCCCCACTTATTCTGCGCGTATCCACCGAGTCCAGTTCGACTTCTATATTGATTCGAACCTCCGCCCCCTCCATTCGGAGACGGAGAATTGCCCGGAAGATTGAGACCAGATCCGTTCGGATTGACAGTCTGAAGACGAGAGATTCGCTCGTACAGACGCGCCATCTGTTCCATAGCGCGGAGCTGTTCGCGAAGCTCCTTCGTCTGCGCTTCAGATCCCCATCCGGTCCGCTGTTGCTTTTTTGTGGCTTCGTCCATGTCAGACAGATTCTTCGAGATGCTGTCGAGAGCATCGTCGACTTGCTGAAGTCCTGTCTGCTTCATGTCCAGCTTAATGCCGATTTGCTTATCCGCCACGATTAATCACCTCCGAACAGTTCTTCTACATCGACAGGCTGAAAGTCTTCCGGATCTTCGTCGACGGATTCCATCTGACTATAGCGTTTGCCTTCTGGAGCATCCGCTGGAATCTCGAAGTCGACGAATTCTCCGTTTTCATCCATATCTCGAATGTGATCGTACTCCGCTTCGCTCATAGCGAACTTACGCTCGAACTTGCCGTCGTCCGTTTCGATAGCAGAAGTGTTCGCGATTTCCTCCATCCAGTTTTTGTACGCCTGATCCTGAAGAAACTCATACTCGAACTCGTAATCTGTCAGCTCATCCGTGCGATCTGCGGAGACGCGCGGAAGACTGTATTTCTCACGATACCAGTATCGATATGTTCGAGCATCTTGTTCTGCCCAGAGCTTTTTACTTTGCTGGAATCTGTTTTCGAAACGAGTCTAGGAACTCGACCGCCTTTGCGTACGCATCTTCGAGCTTTTCGAAGTCGAATTCGCTCAGCACTTCGTAGTCCCATGAATTCGAGTCGCTTTCTTTCCGCTTCAGCTTCTCGCTCTCGATCATGACGACGTCAAGGAATGCAAACATTTCTGCAAGCTCTACACCAGTCGAGGATAGGACAGTAAATCCGCCAGCATACATCGTGCGACGACGCTCGATTTCGAGACGTTTTGGCAACGAAGGCACTCTCACTGTAATCGTTCCGAGTTGCGTTTCCAATTCTTTAGCCAGTTGTTGAGATAAGATGTCGCTCATTCTGTATTCCTCCAATGTGAATTTTATTTCGTTCATATTAGTATACAATCGGGCGCTAATGCTTGATGAAGCAAAAAAGAGCGACATTCCCCGTAGAGAAGTCGCTCTTTCGCGGATTTTGTTAGCCCAGCAGTGTGCCCGCCATGTCGCGAGCGCGGAAGCTGTAGTCGTACGTTACGGAACGTCCAGTGTTGATGCCGATGTCTACGGATGCTGTCGAGCAGTCGATCGCTTTCAGCAACCAAGCTCCGCTCGTGCGATTGTAGACGCCGATATCGAACACTTTTCCGTTCAGGATCTCACGCACGGAGGACGACGGAAGCAGTCCAGCGCTGATCAGATTCTGCTTCAGGAGCAGGATACCGGATGCGGACACGTTGATGTGCGCGATGCCCGGAACGTACTCGACTACGACGTTATCGCCGATACCGGATTCGTCCGTCAGTCCGAAGTCACCGGAGAATCGTGCGGACTGCACGATTCCCACTTGGAGAGCGTCGAACTGGATGACAAGTAGGTTAGCCGATTGAACTTGACGATTAATCTTAGACATCTGTTCTCTACCTCCTCAATTATTTCTTAGGCCGATACTGTCTTCGAATATACTTGGAACGACGCTGTTACGCCGAAGAAGTTCATCGGAGCAGGGATCGTCGCAGTGTATCCACCGACTACAGTTCCGGACGCGAGCGATACGGATATATTACCGTACGAGGACTGCATGTCGTCACCGACGATCGATCCGTCTTCATAGCAAGCGCGAAGCTCGCTGTCGATTACGGATACGACTTGACCGACTCCGACTGGAGATCCTGCACGTCCGACAAGGAACGCATTGATCGCGTCAGCTACGCGGAGATCGACAGCGTCCTCGTTGCAGACCATCGAAAGCTCTTGATTTGTGAGCTTCGTGTCTTGAAGCCATGTCGTCACACTACGTACGAAGATGTACGAGTTGCCGATCAGTTGATTTTGCTGATACTTGATCGCCATTACGCCACCGTTCACGAGATTGTCGTAATCGGTCGATTTCAGCGAGGACTGAAGCGTTCCTTCAAGTCCTTTCGCTTTCAGCGATTGATGCGTCAGCGCAGTCGTGATCGAGAGCGAGGACAGGAGTCCAGCCGCTTGTGCGGCCACCATGAACGGCTCGTACGTCGTCAGAACTTGCGTGATTGGATCGATATCTTGAATGCCTGGCCATACGACGGAAGTACGACGGCTGTTCAGCGAGGATGCGCGAGCAATCGTAGCTGTGACAGTCTCACCGAGTGCGCCGCCTGCGATCTGAACGCGATTCTTGTTCACGCTCGGAAGCGACATCGCCGCGCAGTGTGCGTCAGCCATTGCATGAATCGTTGCTTGATCCGTCAGAACGACGACACAGCGGATATTCGACTCGCTTTGCAGAGCCGCAAGTGCGTCCGACCAGTCTTGATTCGCAGGAGCACCGCTAGATCCGCCTGTGAAGTACGCAGGAGCCGTCATCGCTGTCGGAGTCGCGCCTACTGCGTTCGGACGAGTTGCAGTCACAAGACCAGTACCGTTAAAGAACTTAGCGAGCGCGTCAAGATTCGCAGTGATCATGTATGCAGACGCTTTGCACGGTTGAGCTGTCGCGTTGTCGAAGTAATTCGCTGTAGGGCCGCTCAGCGGAGCGGACGAGACGACTGCGCTCCATCCTGCTTGCGCATTGATGAAATTCACGAGCGACTGGATTGTCGTGTACGTCGTGAATGGAGCAGTCCATCTTACTACTTCCGTACCGGACGGGCCGGATTTACCCTGAACTTGTCCAGCGGTGTTATCTACAGTCAAGAGAGCGGATACGTCAGCACCGAGATACTGAACTGACAATGCTCCAGTGTAGATGTTGTCCTGTACGTAGGATGCAGACCCTTGTACGATGGACGCTTGAACGCCTTGAATCGATCCAGCTTTGACGAGCACGTTCGTCTGATTCGTATAAACTCCGTATCCGTTAGTCTGAAGCGTAAGGACAGTCGTAGCGGAGTTCAAGAGACTGTACGATGCTTGAGTAGCTGGATCGACGCGGACGAACGATACAGCTCCCGGAGTTACTGTCGTGTCATTCGCTGGAGACATCGCGCGCATAACAGCGGTCAATCCTTTTCCGCCGATGAGCTGAGTCTTTGCGTCGTCGATAGACGTGAAGTTAAGCACTTGTTTAGGAGCGCCGCCATCTGCACTACCGATGAGAACGAAGCGACGCGAATTGTCTCCGCCTGCGTTCGCGACTCCGGAGTTATCGATGACGCTGACTACGCCCGGCTGAGAGATCGTATTTCCTTTATAGCTCCAAGGCATCTTAGTTCACTCCTTCCTTTGCGAAAGCTTCGATAGCGCTGTGCCAATCAGCTTCCGTTTTCGCGAATTGTTTTTTGGCTTCTTGCGTGAAGACGAATCCACCCATCAGCTCTACGCCGTACTTGGAAGCATAGCGATCTGCGAACAGATACAGCGTGACGTACAGCTCGTCTTGTACTGGAATGACTTCCGTTTCCTTTTTCTCAGGCATTAGGATTTTCCTCCCCATAACGATATCGGCCCAGTGTTGAAGTCGACTGCTTCATAGCGCGCATCGATCGTGATCGAAGTGATCGGAGTAATCGTCGGAACTTTCAAGAATATGAAGTCATATTCCGCTCGGACGAACAGTCCACGATTGAACGTGAACACAGGAAGGAATCCGGGAGCAGGCTCGAAGTCTCCGAGTCCGACGTTGATGTTATTGAAACCTTGCTCACCGAGCCAATCGAACTGAGCGATGATCGCCCATTTCGCGACTGCGGAGATCCACACGACGAGATTTGCGTCCGGACTGTAGATCGTAGCTTTCAGCGATCCAGTAAAGCGCGTTCCTCTCGTCTCTGTGACAGTTCCATCTCCGTTGTCCACTGTGTAGTAGTCCAATCCGATAGGCGTCTGTCCTTCGATCTGAGTCTCCTCTGCGATCGTCACGCCGATGAACGGGAGTACAGATGTCTCCATCGGAAAACCCGGAGCTACGACGACGACATTGTTTGCATCACTGAACCATTGAGTTGCGGCGGCAAGCTCTTGATCATTGAGCGCAAACAAAACAGAAGCAAGCTGTGATGGATCATTTCTGATCGAATCGAATCCAGCTTGCAACGCTTGCAGTAGATAAGTCTCTGCGATCATATGAGTTTACCTCTGCGTCTGCACGATGACGAGCGGATTACCGCTTGTATAGGCAGAGATCTTGACGCGAAGTGCAAAGTAAATGCCGGAATATTGCTTCAGATCCGCCGCCGAGATTGTATCGATTTGCTTCCAGTTCGTGAGCGTCGAGTCAAGAGAGACTTCGACAGTCACAGTAGCAGTAAATGTCCCGCTTACTTGCACTGCATGGAGCGTACGTCCGAAGATTAATACGATCGCCTCTTTGCCCGCAGGGGTTACGGCGTTGTTCGGAGTCACTGACGACGGTCCGATTGCAGTGAATAGCAGAGGGAATGATGCTTGAAAGTAGTTCGATTCCGCAGATGTAGCGGACGGTCCCGGATTATACGGAAGGATCGCCGCGCGATTCGGCAGTCCTGTGCGAGCATTCGTCAAGTTGTCAGGCTGTACGATGTTACTCATTCAGCGTCGCCCTCTTTCGCTTTCGCTTTAGACGCGCGAGCGGACGTTTTAGGAGCTTCTTCTTTCTTCGCGTCCGGATCATCGTTATTCACGACATCGTCGCTCTGTGGAGCGCTCTGTGCGTTAGGATCGATGATAGCTCCGTCCTCGTCGATGAGATCGACTCCATAGTCGGCGCTCGTCAGTTGTTCAGCGATTGCATCTTCAACTTCAGCATAACCGTCGGCATCAAAGATTACTTTATAAGGAGCGTCATTGACGCTCCCTACAAGTTCTTTGTGCTGTTTGCTGTGAATCGTTTGCATGTCAGCACGTCCTTTCAGTGTTCAAAGAATGGATTAGAGCGTGTAGCCCGTTTTACCGATGTTGATGATCATGAATTGACGTTCAGGAGCTTTCAGAGCCAGCGTATGCAGATACAGCAGGCCGAAAGGAATCGTCGTGTTCTGAACAGCAAGCGGCAGTTTCAGCAACGGAGCCATTTGAGGAATGACCACGTTTTGTTGCGACTTCTCGACGATCAGCGACACGTTCGTGCCTGGAAGCAGGAAGTTGTCGTCCGCGAACGCAGTCGTAGCGGAGCCGGAATCAGCTACTTCACCGATCCATTGAGCATCCGAGCCGTTGGATTGCGTACCACGATAGATGCGATAGCCCATAGCGCCCGTCACTTTCGTGATCGTCAGCGTGTTGATGCTACCTGCAACAGCGGCTACAGCCGTCGTTACGAATGGAAGCGACTCGCCGGCTGCGTTGAATGCGCCTACGCTGTAGTACACGGAGCCTGCATCGCCGGATGCCCATTTGGAAACTTGTCCGCCAGTCGGAGCGGCTACAGCGCCAGTCACAGTGACCGGAGTCGATGGAGCGCCTTGATCCGCTGTGCTCAGTGGAGCTTTGTTAATGACAGGCTCCAAGAATACGTCCGGTACGAAAGGAATGAAACCGATTTGAGTGTCATATCCTTTCAGCGGAGTACCTGTTACATAGCCGCCATCGGAAGGACTTGCGCCCAGCATGCGACGCTCAGTCAAGTTCTTTTGAAGCTGAAGCGTTTGGAGCGTATCCGGATCGAGGAACGCCGCGATGTTGCGCGTGTTCGTGACATAGTTCTTTTGGAGCAATGCCGCGATCTCGGAGAAGATATCGAACGTCAGCGGATTGCCGCGAAGATCGATGATGTTGCTGTTCGCATAGCCGCCGTAGCGAAGCTTGCGATAGAAGCCATCATAAAAAATCGGGTTGCCGGCGGAATCAGTAACAGTGCTGTTACCCCACACGAGCGAGCGCTCTACGCTGGAGAGCAATTGCATCGTGCCGTCGTATTCTTCTTCCTCGACAGGGTTATCAAACATACCGCCGAGTGCGCCAGCGAGGTTAGCGACGATCGTCGTACCACGTTGTACACCGAAGAAACGAACTGTTTCTTGATTCCGGCTCCAAGAAGCGTTACCGACAGGACCGATGCCGCCTTCTGCGAAACCTACTGCGCCACGACCGGAGCCGTAGCTGTTACGACGATTCCATTGGTAGATCGGGTTGATCGATGGAACGCGATCGATGAAGCGCTGTTTTACGAGCTGTTCTTCAGTGAACAATACGGACGTCATGATCGAGTCCAAGTTTTGAAGAACCATCGCGGATGCGTTGCCGAACGATTGTCCAGCTACCGGACCAGTCGCCAATGCTTTAACGAGCGGCTGAGACAGTTTTTCTACGTATGCTTCAACGCCGCCCCATTGGTTGCCGTAAGCATTTTTTGCGAGCTGGTTAAAGCTCTTTGCAAGGAATTTCTTTTCCATTGTCTTAGTCCCTCTCCTTCGAGATGAAGTTTATATTTTTTGAATCAGAAGGCCCTCTTTGAAAAGATACTAGATGGACTCTTTGATGTCGTCCGGAAGGACGTTGTCGTAGAAGTCTTTCAGTCCAGCTTGATCATGAATCACGCCGAGACTCTTCAGCAATTGACTTGCGTCTTCGTGACCGTTGTTCATTGCGTCGACGATCGCATCCTGAATGTCCGACTTGCGAAGCGATTTCGCGCTTGTGTCTGCTTTGTCTGCTTTCTTCGTCATAACGACGAATCCGGCGGATGGAGCATTCACAGGTTGAGCTTTGATCTCGTTCAGCTCAGCGGCGATCGAAGCATTCGACTTCAGCAGTTCGCCGACAGCTTTTGCAAGCACGACGTTTTGCTCCATAACGGATTTCAGAAGAACGCTGTTCTCGTTATGTGCATTGCCGATGACTTTAACGGACTTCGCAAGCTCTGCAACAGCTTCGGAAGCTTCTACGACTTCGCCGTAAGTTTCCTCGAAGTGCTTCGCGAAAAGTTGCTCATCGAACTCGTAGCTTTTCTTGACAGCGGCGGACGATTCCTTCGCGATCTTCTTGCCTTTGTTCGTGATGATGGAGCCGCCTTTTGCGCCGTCGCCTGTTTGAGCTGGATCATCCGGATCTTCGTCAGCGTCTTCAAGATCGCCGCCGTTTTTCACGGATTTCTCGATCTTGCCCGCATTCTTGATCTCGCCTTGATCTTCGTTCGTCTCGGACGGATCTTCAGGCTCATCGTCTGCTTCTTCCTCGTCTGCTTCACCAGCAGATTTGTTCAAGCCGAGCATGTTCTTCAAAAGATCCAAGCCGCGACCAGCGAATGTTACCGCATCTTTGGAGTTACCGGAAGTCATTTCTTCCAGCTCTTCCATGTGCTTCTCAAGCTTCGTTTTAGCCATGTGCTTTTATTCCTCCCATACAAGAATTAGATGATGCCGCTCTTTGCGAGATTCTTCACCAAGTCGACGGATTGATCTGCGTCGTAGCCCTTGCATTTCACAAGATGCATATACGCGCCCTTCGCGCCTTTGGAGAATCTGCCGTGTTTGTCGTAGCATCCATGTGAGCAGTCGCCCCATATGATGTCGGACAGATTTTTGAATCCTTGTACTGCTTGATTCGCCCTTTCTCCAGCGTCTTGATTATCGTCAATATACTGGAGCAGAAGCGCGGAATTTTGTGTAGTCAATGATTTAGCGAATTCAGCGAACGTTTCCCTGTTTGCGGGTTGATTCGTGAGAGCCACATCATCGACTCTTGTCTTAATAAGTTTACTTCCCATCGTTTCCAAGATTGCACCTTCTACAGAAAAACCTAGCTGTCTGTTTGGATCATCTGCGACGTTTTTCATTAGATCCCACGCGGCGCGTCCAGGTTCGCTGTCGTGAAGCTCGCACAGATGATAGAATGCGGGTCCAGATAGATTCTTCTGAAAGATCGATCCGTCCGAAACGATGCGCGCTTCTAATGGCTTTCCGAGAATGTGTTGCGGACCTTTCATGTGATCCCAGTTCAAATAGCCCTTCTTCAGGTAGCTATCGAATGACATTCCGTCGAGGAGCATCTCTTCGCCGTGTCGATCCTGCGCTTCAGTGCTCGCGACTCCACGGATGAGACGCTTACGCTCTCCTTTGACTAGCTCCTCGTCGCGTTCTACGTTAACGAAAAATAATCTTGGCATATGCTCCACCTCCTCAATTAAAATCCGAATGCTTTCTCGGCTATCTTCAAGAGCGCTTCTTCGACTTGCGGCATGCAATAATTATAGACCGCTTCGATCAGAGGATTCGCTCCGGTGCCCGGATTCCACCACGATTTAGGATCAGATCCGAGACGGATTGTCTGTCCTTTGTTCGGACCGCGAGTAATGACTTTCGTACGCGGCGTACTGACGCGTCTGAACGTTACGTACTGCGTGTGCTTCTCGTATCCAATCCGATACATGTTGTGATAGATATCGTTCTTGTGCTGATAGCCTGTGAAGCTCGTCCGCTGTTCTTTGTCCCAGTCAAGACTCAAGCCCCACTTCATTTTACCGTTCGGCATCTGTGTGGATCGCGGAAGATTCTTCGCTTGATTGTACACAGCGTTCGGCATCTGCAATCCGACTGAGATAGGAGAATTCGACTTCGGCGTATAGTGACGAAACGGGACTGTATTGTATCGCCCTTGTCCGTCCTTCGTCGGCTTCGATTTCGGACCGTTTAGAAGTCCGGGCTTCATGTCGTACGGATTCGTTCCCTCTTCGTACTTCTTCACGAGATCGTCGACTCCGACAGGCATCACGAGTCCGTAAAACGGCTCCGGAAACGAAAGCGATTCTCCTGTAGAAAGCGCGGACGCGTACTTGTCGTCGTTGATCGCTTTCCCCATGCCCGGAAGGACTGTACCCGTCACTGCGGATATCCACGTATCACGCACGAACTGCGTCGCGTCGATGACTCCTTGCTGAAGCATTCCGAAGTCCGGCATGATATCCTCTCGCAGAGAAGCGAGAGCGTTGAGATCTACGTCGATCGTGTACATGCTCGACGCCCTCCTTCCTTTAGAAAGTTACGAGATGCTTTTTCCTCATGACAATCCGCTGTCCGAGATTTGTGCCGCGCTCATAACGCGGTTGCGGTGGAGCGAAGCAGATCCAGTCGATGAGCGCTCCGTATTTGATCGAGTAGATTGAACGATTCGCAGGACGCTTGTCGCTGATCCATGTGATCGTATTGCCGCTGACAGTGAAATCGACATCGACTGCATACGTCGTGATCTCTCCGGACGTCGGATTGACTTGCACACAGCTCTCCATCGACATAATCTCGTAATACACAGTGTCGCTGTCCGATGTCGCTGAGCGCGTCACGAGCTGTCCTTCGTACGGGATTCCGTCTCCCCATGTCATTTGGATCTTGTCGTAGTCGCTGATCGTGTAGCGCATGTCCGGAGACATGACGAGATCTCCGGGCGCCGCGATCCCCGATTGCAAGAGATCCTTCTGCTGACTGACGCTCGTAATGAGCGCGATGACTTGCCCACTAGGAATCCAGAAATAGCCAAGTCCTTTGCAGGCTTTGCAGTTCGGATTCGCTCGATTAGCGTCAGGCACCATAGATCCAGTCGGCGTAATCGAGCACGTACATTTGTTTCCGGAGAAGAAGTCGACGCGCTCTCCGTGCTTCCGGATGAAGTCGCTCTGACTTGCCAAGTTGATCGATGAGTTATTAATTGGCACGAGCTTTCCTCCTTAGATCGAAGAGAATACGATCCCATTAAATCTTTTCTTCATGCGCGGAATCTCTTTATCGAGCCATTCTTTGTAGCTCGTAAAGTGACCGCCGTACGTACCGAACGTCGCGGAAGACGTATAGCCCTCAGACTGACTGATTCCGTCGCGTCCGACAGACTGTGAAGCGTAGCCCGCGCGATAAGCTGAGCCTGCCGAGTTTAGAAGCTCGAAAACAGCCTTTTTCGCAATTGCTTCGCGAACGACTGCTCGCTCGTTGTTTAGATCGCGCAGACCACAAGTCATAGTATAATGCCAGAAGCTTGGAATGCTTGGAAAGTTCAGAAGATACGCCATTACGAAGACACCGTTATAAAATTGCCACGTCACTTCAGAAGCAGATGACGGAACCAGCTCGATGATGCCCGTTTTCTCGTGCCAAGTGTACCACTCGCGCGGAACGAAAGCGGACTGCGACGTATTGAACCATCCTGTGATCTTCTCGATGTTTAAGATGTTCGTATACGGAAGCTGAAAGCTCATCCACTTATTGAAGTTTGTCGGACGATAATAGGTGCCCGGAACAGCGATTTCATCGGAAAAATCCAGTGATTCAGTGCTTACGATCTCCGGCTCTACTTTAGCTATTATACGTTGCTGTACCCACTGAGTTGCTAGCCGAACTTGCTTGATCATGTCACGATCTGACAATTTATTATTGTCGATGATAAGGACTTCCGTCTTGTCTGCTGTAGGAAGCAGGAGCGGATTGACTTGCGTCATGATGTAGTCCTGTCCGGACTTATCGACGAGTAGGATCTGTTGCGGCTGAAGTCCTTCGACGGGCACATAGTCGCCGTTATTCCACGACAGCGACTTATCCAGCGCGCGATACTTCAACGGAAACGGACCTTTGTAGTGCGTCAGCGGAACTTCGATGACTTCGACGCCTGTCACGACGCGCGGCTGAACTTTTGGCAGAATGACCTCATAGTTCATGAACGTGACGCCTGTCGCCCATGTGTTTTTGATCTCTGCTACAGGAACGATCGAGATCGCGAAGTCCTTAGACTCTGCTAGGATATTGCCGATATCGTCCTGAACGCGGACGATGTAGTCTCCTTGCTTCGCGCGATAGATGTTCTGCGTATCGTACGTATCGCGATTCAGATCGAATGTGACTTGATACTGCGTCTCTGATGCTTCTGTGAACGTCTTCGAGCACACCGCTCCGTATCCATCCAAACGAACGAGAGCGACTGTGATAGCCGCTCCCGATGTTGGAGTAGGATCGAGGATAGTTGCGGTGACCTTCGACAGCTCAAGGTGGTATCTGCTGTATTCAGCGAGATCCGTGAATACTTGAGAGATTGCCATTCAGATCAGCTCCTCAATTTGTCTAGTTCTTCGAGATTGCTCATTACGCTCTTCAGAAGATTCTCTTGACTCAGAACTTTTTCTAGCTCTGCGCCAATAGATTCAAGCTCGCTAGGATGTATGGCGTAGTCGAGATGTATTTTCTTGTCAATGATATTACTGAGAATCGGCGGAAGATTTATGCCTTTTTTCTTGCTGACGTGGACGACCCACTGACTGAAAAATCTCGCGAACAGCTCAGACTCACTATTCAGATAATCGATATACTTCTTCTCGCTCGCAGGAGCTTTTGCCTGTAGTTTCTGCGCGATCGCGTACGACTTCGATCCTCTTATCGCTTTCATGACGTCATCAAGCTTGTTCTTCGTCTTTTTACGACCTGGCGATCCAGCGAAGCCCTTAAATCCATGTATCGCATCTTCGATGTAATGTCCGTACTCATGAAAAAATCCATTTTTGCCAGATTCATCGATAATGATTTGCGGATACTTCGGAATGTACATCGCATATGCGTCTTTTATATTGCCCGGCATTTTACCCACTTCAATGATCAGCTTTTTCTTAGCTGGATTCGCTACGATCTTACTGAGCGCATCGAGACCTGCAAGAACAAGCTCCGTCGCCTTTTTACGTTTTTCCGGAGTGTCCTTATTTCCGAAGACGACTTGACTGATTCCATACTTCTCCTTCATCTCCGTCTCCGCGTCCACGTAAAAGTCGCCAGTCTTTGGAGTCTCCTTCTTAGGTTTAGGCGTCTTAGGCTTAGACGTCTTCGACTTTTTCGGAGTCTCTTTAGCGACTGGATGACCTTCATCTGTGTGCTCGATGTGCTCGTGCTTGATGTTCTCCACAGAAGAACCATTCAGCTTCTCGACAACATGCTTCGGAACTCCGTGCCCAGCTAGGATCTTGCCTTTCGACTTCTCGCCGGCCGCAGGACGCGATCCAGAGATCAGGAGATGACGTCCTTCAAGAGCGCCTTCCTTGATCGTGACCCAGTGCGCAGATCCGTTGCTGATCATCGTCTTCAGCTTAGGACTCAGATCCTTCTTGATTAAAAGCGTCTCCGCTTGATGAGGATCGTCACTAGGACGATCCTTCTTCATGAGCAGTTTCGCGCTCTGTGTGCGATTCTCGCGCGTCGTAGACTTCTTCAGGAATAATCCTCCGACCTGCTTCATGGACTTCCAGATCGAGCGATAGCGCTTCTCTGCGGCCGCTGTGCGA